AGGAGTAGAACCATCTCTAGCTTCATTTAATCCAGTTACTGCTCTAATCATCCCTAAATAATGATTGTAGTTTCCAATAAGTGCAGCCATTTTAGACTGACCACTACTAGTATTAAGTTGCTGTATAGGAACTCTAGCATTATTAAACTCACCATCTTGAGTATAACTTCTACCTACCACACTACCTGTTTGAAAATAAAGCCTTAGAGCATCTTCAGGATTATAGGCTTGACCAGTACCTAAGTCTACTTCATTTAATCCATCAGCGTCTATAAATACACCATCTGGAACCATTTTAGATACTACTTGTTGTAGTTTTAAGTGTGTAATTTGTATTTGGTCTGCAAAAGGAATCATTCTTCTTACTAACGATTCTATGTTTCCTTTATACATTCTTGGAGCACAAGCCACATAATTAGGCATTGCGTGTTGAGATGCTGACTTAGGTCGGACCATATTTTTAGCCATCTCCCACTTTAACATAATATTAGAGCCAGCTACCATAATGCCTTCATACCAAACCTCAATAGTTTTTTCTACTCTCTCAAACTTACCCTCTTTCATCATTTCTGTTGGTGGATTGAAACTATCGTCTTTTTCAATCATTCTTTCTCCACCACCTTCTAACATCTTTTTCTTATATACAAACTTCTTAGTGGTTTTATAATTAAAATATAATAATGTAGCAGTGTCTTTATAAAACAAACTGTTTTCATAAAATCTATTAATATTGTAATAATCATACCAACCTTGACTGTATTGAGATATCTTTTTTAAGTCTTCATTAGTTAAATCAGGGTCAATCTTAATAAGCTCTGCAATGGGCATTGTTTTAATCTCACCCCAATAAAAACAATCTTTAAAATGCGGGTCCTCTGTATAACTATACACTACATTAGCTGGATCAACATAATCTACCTCAATACCACTGCCTGGTAAAAACTGATGTTTAGCCATACCTACACCTAAAACAGTCATATCATAATCTACTCTTCTTTTTACATCTAAGTAGTGATTTTCATCTAGTATGGTATTAATAGCTTCTTCTTCAGCCACTTCAATAGATGGCTTATATTTTAGTTGCATATGTAATTGAAGTTCTTCATCATTTTCTGGAAGATCTTCTACATCTGTCATAAATGGGTTGATACCGAAAGATTCTTGGAAGTCACTAAAGATATCTTTATTAAGCATATCTCTTTCAACTAACTTCTGGTATTTGTTTCTGTGTTCACTTGATAAAGCATCTTGAGCATATGCTTTTACGTGGAATAATCTGTTAGACATTCCATTGACAACAATGTCTACAAACTTAGGAAGGATGGGAACTGGAGTCCAATCCAAATTTAAATAAGATAAATCACCATCAATAGCTAATTCATTTTTGTATTTAGCTACTGATTGCTCACCTCTTGCATATCTTCTTAATTGATTAAAAGATTGGAGCTGACTATAGTATCTACAGCTACCTCCACCTTTTCTAAACCACTCATACTGAATGGCCTGACCTACCTGTAATCCATACTCCATTGTTGCTTTTTCAGCATCAGTGGCAAATTGATTTGGAAAACCTGCGGGGTTTAGTAATATCTCAACGTCTTTCATTTATTTTAGTAATTCGCTTAAATTCCCCTTATTAGCATATCTTGCAAAGTTAATGCTTATTTTTGACTCTTTTTTGACAGGAGTATATAAATGTTTTTGATTAGCCATAATAGCTAATCCTGAGCTAATTGTAGCATCAAATTTAGTTCTTTTGTTAATATCAAAACGAGCCCAATCTTCTAGAGTTCTTGTAAAGTACATTGAGCCCATTTCATCCATTGGTCTAAACTGTTCTGATAAATCTAAACCAACATATTTTTCTATATAAGATTCAATGGCTGAAGCGTGAGACTGTTTTACATCTTCTGAAGTATTAGGAATACCGCCCAGCTCTTTTTCTGTTTTAGATAGTTTATTAAATTGTTTATCAGGTCTATTCATACAATAACCACGATAGCCTCTGTTTTTAAAATGATATAGTAATCTAGGTTTGTTATTTTCACAAAGTATAGGCATACCATAAAATATGCAAGCCATTAACACTTCTTCAAAAAATATCTCTGCTGTTTGTGGCCTAGCTACATATTCTAAAAAAAATTCATTGGTTGGAGCATCATCCATATGAAACTTAGTCATTCCGTGTAAAGCTCCATTAGATCCTTTTCCCCCTACTGTTCCAGAAATGTCATAACTATCACAACCAAAAGAACCAAGGTGTTCATTGCCAGGATAATACCTTCCATTTCTTTGTTCTTTCCTGTTTTGTAATTGTTGTTTAGGAAGCCAACTAACTAAAAATCTACCACTTTTATTTGGGCTCCATATTACTCTAGAATCTTGGACACCATTCTCCCAAAAGAAACTACCTCTTGTCAAATACCTTGCTTTGATTAAACCATCATTATAATCTATTTGTTGGTATAATTTAGTTAAGTTAAATAATGATTGTTTACTTTCATCTCTAAATGCGTGAGACTCTGTTCTAGGAAATTGACGATAAAATTCATTAAGTGCATCAGCATCATTTTTTAAAGAGTCTACCTCATTCTCCCAATAATTAATAGACCCTGTAGTAATATCCTCTCCATCGTTTCCTTGAACAGCTATTTCTGGAGTGTTTAAAACAGGCATACCATACTTATCTAAATAACCTTCAAAATTCCATTCCATAGGAATAAATAAAGAATATAAACCAGATTTAGTTTGACCATTAGCATTTCTGTTTTTTACGTCAGAATCATAGTATAGTTTTTTAAAATTATTACCTCCTTTATCTAGCGCATTTGATGTAGAGCCCATCATACATTTCCCAATAATTTTACTACCTAATCTCAAACAAGTTTTTGTTACACGCCAGTTATTTAGTATATTCTCAGGCTTTTCCCACTTACCACTTTCATCGTGAATAAGTAGTTGTAGTTTCTCACCATCATAAGAGTTGTCAGAAGTGTTACGCCAATCAATAGTAGTATCTAAACCTTCAAGTTCTTGATTATCAGTAAGATACATATTTCTTTTAGTAATCTTACTAGCAGGAACACGATAAGATAATTCTGTCTTTGGTTTATCCATACCATCTTGAATAGGTTTAAAAAAGAAAGGATAATTATTAGATATAGGAACTATTTTATCTGTAAACATTTTCTTGGCATCAGTACCTGTTTTAGATAGCACACCTACTCTAGCATCTTTAGATATAGTAGCTGTATTAACTGTTTCTGCTGATCCCATAAATGAAAAACCAGAACGTCTTATTTTTAAATAACACATTCCAAAACTTCTTTTATCTGCTTTACAAGCTTCCCAAAATAAAAAGAATATTCTATTGGCTTCCCTAAATTCAGGATGACCTACATCAATTTTAGTCCATTGTAAATAACAATAATGAGTACCTGTAATATAAGTAGGGATACCGTTATTATAAAACCAAAAACCTTCTTCTCTTCTATCAAACTCTTGCTCTATATAACTTACCCAAGCGTCTTTAAATGAAGACGGCATTTCATTCCATTGAAATATAGACTTTATTTTAGATAGTGCTTTGGGATACTCAAAAGGTTGCCAACATTTTTCTTTATTAGAGTAACACTTAGATGGTGTTTTAGGTAGTCCTACTTTTAGTCCTTGAATCTCATAGATGTCACCTAGTGTTCCATCTTTAGAAATAACTACAATATCATACTTTTCATTGTAACCATATTCCCAGTTTTTGGCTTTATTTTTTTTAGCCATAGCTGTTTTTGGTACAATATCCTGTACGACTTTATATAAACTATTTCGATCTTCTCTCTGCAAATCCTTGGTTAGTACTAGTTTTGTTCACACTGTTTAAAGCCTCTTCTTCTGCATCAATACGATTTAATATTTCAAACGCATCAAAGATGGCTAGTTTTTTTGTAGCTGCTGCATTTTTTAATCTGTCTGCTGCCAGCTCATCATCTGGGTCAGGTTTAATAATCTTTTCTTCAGCTACTTTAATTAGTTGGTCTACTGCTTTTCTTCCTGCTTGAATTATTTTTAATTTAATTTCTTTACTCATAACGTCATTGTTATATTCTTAGATTTCATTCTGTATAGTGTTTGATCATCTATTTTAAACTCATACTCTGACTCTGGTTTAAAACAAACTTTATCTCCTTTTTTAACACCTAATTCAGTAAGTATATCATTAGTAACTTCAATAGTTCCTGTAAGTGGTTGATAAGTGTCATTATTAAATATAACAGATTTTTCTTTAGAAGATGGTTTTACAAAACAATAATCTAAATGTGACTTCCATTGACCATCTTGCTTGTACATAAAAAACTGAGTAGGTTCTACTATAAACAAGTTGTCTTTTAAAAAACTTCTACCACTCCTTTCTCTGCCTTTCATATCATTATAATACTTAAATACATTGTGGTGAACAACCAATATATCTCCTACTTTTACCTCACCATCATAGTTTATTGGAGTACATACTACATTAGCAAAACGATTAGATGCAGTATGGTCTTCTTTAGAAGAACTAGTAATAAAATCAACATCTCCTATTTTTTTTACATTATCGTACCTGGTATTTTTTACTGGTGTCACGATAAAACCAAAAGGTGACTTCATACTAAAAGTTAATATTATATTCTACAGATACGGGAATGGTTGCATTAAAACTTTTCCAAAGAACAATTTCATTGTCTCTAATAATCCAAATTTTAAAACAGTTTTTTTCTTGTCTTATATGATGTATGGTATAATTACCTCCTAGAACATCTTGTCCAATAAGGTAGTGCATTGCTCCAGACTTATAGTCAGGACCAATTGATATTTTCCTAATTTCCATTTCATTTGATTTTATGCTTGCTCGTATAAAGCCATATAATACTTAGTTGAGCCTATTTGCACTTCTATAAACTTAGCTGGAGCTTGTCCAGTTCCTAATCCATTTACATTTCCAGAGTCTGTAGTAGATAATAAGGGATATGTAGCACTACCCAACGCTAGGTTTGCTACAGTATTAGTGGCTCCTCTTCCTAAAGCAATACCACCTCCAGTTGCCGAAGCACTATCACCAACAGCAACTGAACTAGTGCTAGCAACAGTGTTTTTTCCTATTGCAACAGCAGCATTAACACTATTAGCGTTAGCATCAGCACCTGCACCTAATATGACATTACCAGCTCCTGTTGTTAAAGTATCTCCAGAATCCGCACCTATTAAAGTATTAGTGCTTCCTATTGTAACCCCTATTCCTGCATTAGTACCTATTAAAGTATTACTTGATGCTGATGTGGTAGCAATTCCTGCTCCTTCACCTACTGCAGTTGTTTTAGTAGGGGTTCCAACTAATCCACTAGGAGTTCCATTTCCAATATACATTGATGCATCGTTGGTAGATGATGGAAAAGATACATTAGATAAATCTCCTATAGAAGAAGATCCAGTTATAGCGCCTGTTCCATTTCCTTTTAATACACCTGTAAGAGTAGTAGCTCCTGTTCCTCCGTCTGCAACAGCTAAAGTTCCTGTTATTGAAGAAGCTCCTAAATCTACTGCTAATTCTGTTGATTCTATAACTAAACCACCATTAGCTTTTAAGTCAGTGCTAAATTCAGAACCTGTTAAGTCTAAACCATCTCCTGCGGTATAGGGGGTTCCTGATCCTCCAGCACCCCATTCTAATCCAGTTGCACCTGAATTAACTTTCAACACTTGACCTGCTGTTCCAATAGACGTTAACCCAGTTCCTCCATTTGCTGTTGCTAAAGTGCCACCTATAGTAAATGTGCCTGTTGTAGTTATTGGACTTGTTGTGTCACTTGTTATAGTAAGACCTGTTGTTCCACCA